AATTATTAATGATTTGCTTGATCGCTCGAAACATTTCTTCCGTTTCTTGGCTCTCTAGCGCCATCAAAAGTAGTTTTTGTTCTTTCACTAAGAAAGGTCTGTATTTGATAGATTTTCCAGTTGAAGGAATTTTCAATTCAAATATTGGTGATTTAAGTTTTGGTAAAGCCATTTTCTACTCCTCGTTCAATAAAATAACAACTAAAAATTATTATACCCGTCCTGCGCGTGCTTTTGCGGCCGCAAGAACGTCAGATGGACTTGATTGTCCAGCAAGAGCTAATTTTAAAACATCGGCCGGATTTACAGTAGCAGCAGGCACAACTGCTGGTGCAAATTCAACCACATGATATCTATATGATATGGTGGCAGAAAATCTCTGATATGTATTCTGTTCTTCCCAATTTAAATTCATAGTGCTTAGTTGAATTGGATAAGCTTCGTATAAAGTATATCGCGCAACAACACTTCCAGAATTATTAGTGTGATACAGTCTAACTTGACCAGTGGCATATTGATCATAGTATTTAATCAATCCAGCCTTTGATCCCATACCTCCGCCGGCCAAATTAGTATTATTCACAATATTTTCCATCCATACCTCAAAAAATGCTCTCTCTATCATATCTTCACCTGCCATGATAGTTAGATTTATATCACTGTATGTAGTATCATATGCGTGTTTGGTTGTCGGACCAAAAGAAACATCTTCTGATGTAGCAATTGTTTTTCCTGGAAGTTCAGAAGATTCGCATCTAAACATAAAAGAATCGTTTATGCCTCTTGTTGCACTAAAACTTGATGCAAGTCTATCGAACCATGTTTTTCCCGATTGAACAGCACTACCAGAAATATCAGATTTCAATCTATTAATTATGGCATTTCTTATGTACTCTGGTGCATCAATTTCTGCATAGAAATTATTTGGTCTAGTTAAGTTATCTAACTTACTCTTAAACGATGATAGTGCAAACATATTAGATTTTCTCTCTGCTTTCTTTCCAGATTGTATCTTTTGAAGACTTTCTAAATCTTTCTGTTGGTAAGAACAGTGCAATGTCCCATTCTTTAGCAGTTATTTCTAAAAATGGTGATCGAACATGCGAATTTAAATATTTTTTTAGTGTAGGTTTAAATGCTTTATATTTAGACGCACGTTTTAATATGCTATATGTTAAAATCACTTTTGTATTTTCATCATATTTTCTGTCGGTTGTAGTTGAATATATTGCATTCATCAAATTAGCACGTAGAATTAAAGGTAAATAGTGAAAATTAATACCTAAAAACCCGTCCGAATGAGTTTCTACTGGAAATATTAATGGAAAAGTGTCATAATATGGCAAATCCATTTTTGTTTTTGGATCATATACGAACATGTACATGTTTCCAAGTTCTAATCTAGAAACTTTTCTTTTTGGATCAAAAGATTGTTGAACTCTTCCTGGTGAAACTCTATTAGAAGCTATTTGAGTTGCCGCGTCACGATACCAATCTCTGGCAAAAAGAGTTCTGCCAGGAAGAATATTGGCGGAGACTCCTTTATCTATGATTTGTTTAAAAATTAGCATTTAAGATTCCGAGTTTCATTGATTCTATTTATGTCAATTCTTTTTCAGTAATTATCTTAAATTCAAAATTTTTGTCTTTGCAATATTCAATTGCTGCTTTCCATTTTGCTTGATTCACACCCCATGTCATAACTTCGTTTAGATATCGTCTTGTTGGCTTGGAACTACTTTCTGGTTTGTTGGGTGGCTTTGTTTGCGAAGAAGGCTTTATTTCAATTAAATTTTTCTTAATATTACCGTGTAAATCTCGATATTTTACGTAAAAATCTACAAAGTATCTGTGCCATTTCTTGTCAATAGGAGAATAATATGGTATGACAACTTCCTCCGATGACCATTCTAGTATCGATGGGTTATTGTCGCAATAAACCATGAATCTTCGCTCCAATAAACTTCGGTAAACTATGTTGGTCGGGTCTCCAGCATATTTCTGATAGTTTTTAGGTTTAAATTTTCCTTTGTACGCCATAGTATTATAAATAAGTTAAAAGGAGAAATATATGTCAACGATAACTACTTTTGCATTAGTGGCCGACAATCAAACCACATCATATCCAGATGACAATGGATATAGAGTAGCAGAGCCCAGGCGCACGAATGCCATAGGAAGATATGCTACGGCCGGCCTTGCCGGTAAAAACATTCAATATCCATATCCTGGTAGCCAAACTAATTCATTTAATGTTCCATTGATTAAATTTGTATTTCTAGATGGTTATGCTGAAAGAATATCCGACACACCAATAGTATTTATAAGAATGCCTAATCAATTTAACATATCAGATTTTTCAGAATACAGTAGAACAGAAGCAATATTTGGATCCAGTACAGACTTTGGTATGCTTTCAGATATGGTGTTTAACGAAAATAAAACCAAATCTGGATTTGATGCCGCAAACTTTGGATTAACTGCCGCAGAAGCCATGAAATACGCAACACAAAAAGGCTTAACTAATGTGCAAGGATTTATTCAATCTGCTGGACTGAACAACATTGGTCAAGCCGAATTTAGTGCTAGATCAGCGGTGAATCCATTTACACAATTGCTTTACAAAGGTCCTCAGTATAGAAAATATCAAATTCCTGTTTCGATAAAACCCAAAAACAAAGAAGACGCCCGCGCGGCACTTGACATAATTTCTGTGTTTAGAATAGCATCGTCTCCATCTGTTCCTAGCACAACAGGAATTTCAGTAGGGGAAAAAACAATCGGATCCGGAACATCATTTCTATTTGGATATCCGCACTTGACACAATTTGATATTCAATTTAAAGTTGATGGAAATATCAAAAAAATATTTAGAAGTAAGCCGTGTGTAATAGATTCTGTTGCTGTAGATTATGGTGGACAGAAAATGACATTTTTCGAAGATGGTGTTCCCACAGAAATGAATTTAACTATTCAATTGACTGAAATTGTTCCAAGAACTCTTGGTGATTCCCTCACAGACGCTAAAATAGGGGACACTTCAACAAAAGTGGAAACAGATCCAACCAGATCGTCAGACCTTAATTACAGAACCATAAGATAAAATGTATCAATATTATCCAAAGATATTATATTCAGTAAATGAATTTGATAAAATCAAAGCCGTTGATATTACCAAATCTGCAAAAGTAAAAAATCTTATATTATCATCTTCGGACTCAAATTATTTACGAAGATATGTTGTTCAGAATGGAGAAAGGCCTGATATTGTGTCTTTTAAATTATATGATTCTCCAAAGTATGAATACTTATTACTTCTTGTCAATAATATCGTAAGCATATACGATGATTGGCCAAAAGATTATGAAACATTTAACAAATACATAGAAGAAAAATACGGATCAATATCATATGCAATGTCAAACTATGCATATCACTACACCTCAGAAGGTGTAATTGTAAGTGAGGAATATTGGCAATCTCTTTCTGGATCGTCAAAATATAGAGAAACTTTTTTTGAATATGAAACTAGACTTAATATAAAAAAAGCTAGAATAAAAGTTTTAGATTTTCCATACATTATTCAGTTTGAAACTGGACTTCGAGAATTATTATAATTAACTATGGCAACAGAATTACCAAATTTTTCTAATAGTACAACTTCTGCGGTAGTTGGTGCAACTGAAGAAGCTACGCCTAGACATTTTGTAGACTCATATACACTACACGAATTAACTATAGTTATTAAAAATGGCACTAGGGTATCTCTCACTGATGTTTTTGTTGTTATGGAAGTTTATGAAGATATTTTTAGTCCATCAATTTCAGGATTTATTCGCATAAGAGATTATGTTGGTGGATTAGAAAAATTCATATTCACCGGTGGAGAAGTTATAACCATTAGAGCACTAAAACCAAATACGTCTGAGATAATTGTTTCTAGAGATGATTTAGTTGTCTATGAAATATCTAAAGTTGCCGTCGAAGATCAAAATACTATGACATATGATTTACGATTTACTTCTAAATCTGCTATAGAATCTCAGAAAAAAAGATTATACAAAAGTTTTGGTGGCAATAGATCAATAACAGACATAGTTAAAAAACTATATTCGTCTATGGAAATTAATCCTTATCTTAATATACCGAATATAGGAACAGGATTACAAAACACGTTTGTAAGTCCAGGATATAATCCAATAGAAGCCATTACACATTTAGCAAAAAGAGCAAGTGTTGATGGAGACTATTATGTATTTTTTGAGAGATTTAATACAAACAAGTCAACCGACTATAGACATCTTTTTATGGGGCTGTCTGAAATAAAAAAATGGTGGACAACATCAGGCGCCAATATACCAAAAATATTGTATGTTCCAGGCGTTGTTTATGTAACAGAAGAAGGTGCCGAAACAAATGTTGTTGCAACAGCATTTCAAATACAAGAAAATTACAAACACTTGGATTACATGAACGGTGGATTTTATAATTCTAGAGTCAGAGAAATAAATTTAGCAACACGAAAATATGGTGACATTAAAATTTCGTATAAAGACAGAGCATTAAATTCGGACTTTTATCAAAACAAATTTATTGAGAGCGGCAACATATTTTTTTCGTATGATAATGTTTCTCAAGTTCAGGGTGAAAGATTAGTTGTTAGTCCGACAAATGATTCTATTGTAAATAAAAAACAATGGATTGCAAATGATACATATGGTGCAATATTAAATAGCAGCATAAGAATTCTTATTGATATTCCAGGAGGAAGCAACAAGATTAGGTGTGGATACGCAGTAGAATTAGATATACCTAGTTTGGTTGCCAAATCACTAGCATTAGAAAATTCTGAGGTGCAAAACGACCAAATGCATTCCGGTAAATATTTGGTTACTGCATGTAGACACATCATTGATAAACAACGATATAGAAAAAAAATAGAATTGAGCAGAGGGTCACTACAAAATGATATCGATAAACTTTTAGGATAAAAACTTTAGAGAGTTAATAAATGTTAAAAACATTTTCAGAGTTTTTCAACGAATATGAATATAATCTTCATGAAAAACTTATCATTTACAACAACGACAAACGATACGGTCAAATCGTTTTCTTAGCTGGTGGCGCAGGTTCAGGAAAAGGATTTGCAATCAAAAACTTCATGCACGATGAACTGTTTAAAATTCGTGACGTTGATGAACTGAAAACATCATTTCAAAAATTAGATAATTTGAAAAAATTTACCACTGATGATTTATTGGAAAAGTATAGTAAAAATTTATCGCCAGAAGTTTTTGCATTGGTAAGAAAAATTTTAGTCGATGATAAAGTTTCTCTTAAAGATTTGGATTTAAGAACTCCAGAACATGTGTTCATTTTGCATATGCTAGTAAAGGCGACCGGAGCAAAAGAAAAAACTCTCGATTTAATTCTAAGTGGCGCAAAAGAAAAAACATTGCCAAATATAATTTTTGATATGACGCTAAAAGACATGAGCGAATTAAACTCATATCTACCAAAGTTGATAGAAGTTGGTTATGATCCAAAAAATATTCATTTGACTTGGGTTCTAACAAATTACGAAATCGCAATTAAAAACAATGCAGATCGAGAAAGAGTTGTTCCTGCCGACATTCTTTTGCAAACTCACGAAGGCGCAGCAAGAACAGTTCTCGATTTAGTTAAAAAAGGTTTGCCAAACGAAGTTGATGGTTCGCTTTATGTTATATTAAACAACAGAGAGAATACTACATACTTTACAGACAGCAGTGGAAAAGAAATTAAAAACTCTAGATTTGGAAAACCAACAGTTAAAAATTTCCTATATCTAACTCTTAAGAAATCTGGAAAACCTATTGTAAATGATCTTGCAGTTAAACGACAATTATATGCATGGGTCATTAACAATGTTCCGGCTTCAGTGTTAAAAACAGTTAACATGCAGGACTTATAAAATATGTTTATTGGCCGCGATGGATTTTATTGGTGGATTGGAACAGTAGAAGATAATGATGATCCTCTTCTGTTGAACAGAGTTAAAGTCAGAATCTTTGGATATCATCCACCATACACTGCAACAGAATCTGCCGACAGAGACAACACTATACCGTCTTCAGATTTGCCTTGGGCCACGGTTATACTTTCTCCAAACTCATCGGGAAATTTTTCTAGACTAGAATTAGGTGAATGGGTGTTTGGATTTTTTCTAGACGGCCCAGAAGCGCAAGAGCCTGCCGTTCTAGGATATATGCCGACTCAACTTGCAGAGGGTGCAGTGCCATCCGCACAATCATTTGGTAAATATCCAACAACTAAAAGAACTTTCTCAGAAGTAGCGAATCAAGCAAATTCTTTCAATAATCCTACTGAAGATCGTAAAAGATTATCGCAAAGAAAATCATTTTTTTCTCCGTCTGGACACTCTTTAGAATTTCTAGACTATGCCGGCAGTCAAGAAAATAGAATTGACCTTAGGCATAATAATAGAAAAACCGCAGTTGTAGTGAACAAAGATGATGTTCAAGTAACAGGAAATTCTGGAACATATGATCTAACAAACAAATTAAGTCAAATTGACGGCGCCCTTAAAGCTTTAAATATAGAAATTGTTAACAATAGATTTGATGCTAGTCCAATAGTGAAAAATTTTCGTCTTATGACGCTAGGCCAGTTTACTTCAGCGGGACAGAGTATTGTTGTTAGAGGTGGCCAGGCAGAATTTAATACCAGAAACGAATCCAGATATCCTCCTGAAGGATAATTCTAGCAGCAATTACTAATTTTTTATAGGTGATTATACATGTCAGGCCTCATATCAGATCCTACAAAATTATCGAGTTATAATTGGCCGAGAGTGCCTAACGCTGTTATCAATCAAGACTTTTTGAGCAATCCCCTTACCGTCACTAATTATGCTATAGATGCAACTCTTCGAGTTAGAGTTGTTGCGAATGCAAATTTCTGGTGGACCTGGCTTAAAGGAAATAGAGGAAGGTGGTTCGGGGATACTTATCGCGGAATCTTAGATTGGTATCTTTTACAAAACGGAAATATTCGAAGTTATTATAGATTATCTGATATATATTCTCTAGATTTTAATACGTCGTATCAAGGAGTTATGTTTAATCCAGAGGGCGGAATTATTTGTGATATACCAAAAACTACACAAACAATATTTCAGGTACTTATTTTAAGTAGGACAATAAATACTACTGATACAAGATATTTCTATTATTACTATTACCTAGATACATTTAAAGCAGAATTTGTGGCTTTTGTTTGAATATAAATATGAAACAAGGCACTGCTATAATAACTCTTTGTCAAGTAAAAGTCAAATATTATAAGGATAATTGCCATGTCGCATCATGAAAGTTTAATGTCGTTATTTGAAAGTTATCAAATTGAAAATGATAAGTTTGTTTCAAAAGGTAACAAAGCAGCCGGAACTAGAGCTAGAAAAGCACTTGCAGAAATTATTAAATTCTCGAAAGAGCGAAGAAAAGAAATTCAAGAAATCAAAACAGAGGCTTCTACGGGATAAATAAATGGCAACTAACACGGTTTTCTTTTCTGATTTACCTCTTAATTTTATTGCAAATCCGATTACACTTGATATACCAGTTCTAAAAAATGAAAACGCAATAAAAAGGGCTCTTCTTAATTTAATTAAGACTCCAGTAGGAACTAGGCCTTTTAGACCAGATTACGGCACACGAATCTATAATTATCTTTTTGAACATGCTGATTCATCAACAGAAGTGGAAATCAACGAAGAATTAGCAAGATCAATTCAGAAATACGAACCAAGAGTAACATTGATATCAATTGAAAGCGACGTTGTAGATAGAGTTGGTATTAGTTTAAAAATAGCATATTATGCGCAAAACTCTCCAGTGCCACAAACATTAGAAACTGTAATTTCAAGAACGAGATAACATGGCCACACCAACAAATTTAAAAGTAGATGGATTAGCATATGAACAAATTAGAGATAATCTAAAACAGTTTTTATCTAATCAAGATCAGTTTAAAGATTATAATTTTGAAGGTTCTGGTCTAGCGGTTCTGTTAGACGTTTTAGCATATAACACATATTACAATTCTTTTTATCTGAACATGATGTCTACTGAGACATCTTTAGCCACAGCACAGCAAAGAAATTCTGTTGTAAATTTGGCAAAAACTTTAAACTATACTCCAAGATCAACAACGTCATCCAGAATTACTGGAACCGTAGAATTAACAGTTTCTGCAAATACTGCATCATACACTCTTCCGAAATACACTAAATTTTCTGCATCATTGGATGGACAATCATATACGTTTTTGACTGAAACTGGTGTGACGATTTTTGCAAATGCAAATTCAGAATATATTGCAGAAGATATAACGTTAGTTGAAGGCGTCTTTGCAAGCGAACGTTATGTTGTAAATACTTCCGATAAAGATCAGAGATTCATTATCAATAATGAATTAGCCGACACATCGACTTTATCCGTACGAGTTTTAAATTCAACGTCTGATGATACAACGAGAGTTTTTACTCTCGCTGATAATTTTGTAGAACTTAGCTCAACTTCATTGGTATATTTCTTAGAAGAAATTGAGGATGGTAAATATCAAGTAAAATTTGGTGATGGCATACTGGGCCTGGCTCCGACAAACGGAAACGTAATTTATCTTGAATATCTTGTGTCATCTGGAAAATCGGCAAACAACATTCGTAGTTTGACATATGCATCTACAATTACAAATGTAACAACGATTGATTTTACACCAAACTCGCCATCGGCGGGTGGTGATGATAGAGACTCTATTGATAGAATAAAGTTTACTGCACCAAAAGCTTTTTCAGCACAAAATAGAGCCGTTACGGCAGAAGATTATACTGCCATATTGTTGAAAGAATCAAATGTTGGATCGGTTACCGTTTGGGGCGGGGAAGATAATGATCCTCCGGCATACGGAAAAGTTTATATCGCTATCAAACCAACAACAGGAACTGCTCTGACTGCAACTGAAAAGCAATCCATTATTAATACTATATTAAAACCGAAAAAAGTTTTAACAGTTTCTACCGAAATCGTCGATCCAGAATTCATCTATCTATTGCTGAACGTGACAGTTAACTACGATCCAGCACAAACAATTTTAAATGAAGACAGTTTAGAATCAAAAATTTTCAATATAATTAAAAATTATAATGACAATGAAATTAATCAATTCTCACGTTATTTCAGATATTCAAAACTTTCTAGATTAGTTGACACTTGCGAAAGATCAATATTAAATACTATAATGAGAGTTGTTTTACGAAAAGAAACCGATATTCAATTGGGTTCTCCGAGTCGTTATGTATTAAACTTTTCAAATCCAATCAATTCTGGAACTGTTGGTCGACCAACTTCGCATCCATATGGTGTTGGAAATCAGATAACGTCGAACGCATTTACATATAACGGATTCTCAAATTGCTTTTTAGAAGATAACAATGGAATTATAAGAATATATCGAGCAGTTGGTGCATCGAACATTGGCGTATCACAGAACACCGGTACTATAAATTATTCGACGGGTAGAATTATTTTAAATTCATTCAATCCAACCGCCTTTGCTGATGGTGGCGTTACGTTAAAAATAAATGCAAATCCATCCAATTTAGATGTATTACCATTAAGAGGTCAAATTCTTTCAATACGAGATTCAGATATTGATATTAGTTTACAAGATGATACACAAATAAGTTTAGTCAGAAGATAACATGTCAAATGCAGTTTATTTAAATCCAAATTTTTTACTGGAGAATATTTCTCCAGTTTTAGATGACGAAGCATTTCTAGTTTTTCTAGAATTATATTACGAATGGTTACAAACCACTGAACTTTCCATATCTTCTGTTTCTGGAACTTTTCAGAAAGATGAAATTGTAATCGGATCCACCTCAGGCGCTAGAGGTATAGTAAGACTTATCAAAGATGACGCAATCATTGTAAAGGCAACTTCATTAAAGACTTTTGATTTAAAAGAAACTTTAACTGGTCAAATATCAAGCGCGACTGCATCTTTAAATGACATAAAAGATAATGTTTTAAAACATGCTGCAAATTTATTACGAAATAAAATTCCAGAATTTGCGTCTGGAAAATATCTAGAGTATTTGAAATCGGAATTTAATAATCAATATCCGACAGAAACTGAAACCGATAGGCGGCAATTAGTCGCAAAACTTAGAAATTTATACGAATCAAAAAGCACCGAAGAGGCTTACAGATTTTTATTCAGAACAGTATTCGGAGAAAATATTGAATTTAGATATCCTGGAGAAGAATTACTAAGAGTTTCTGATGGAAAATTTGAAAAGACGATTGTTCTCAGAGTCGTTGCAAATGATGATATTTTTGGATTTTTAAATGAAACAATTCGTGGAGCAACAAGTGGCGCGGTAGGTAATGTTGTTGATATTAAATTAACTTTTCTTGGTGGAATTCAATTCGCAGAATTTACACTCAGTCTAGTTTCGGGAACATTTTCCGCAGACGAAACAATTTTTGCAGTCAACAATACTGAAGTTGCGAACACCACGACATATGGAATGTTAACTTCAGTTATTATTAATGATGGTGGTTCGGGTTATAATGTTGGCGATTCATTAGCTATTTCTGGAGATGGCTTTGAGGCTTCGGCATCGGTTTCTTCTGTTAGCGATGGTCCGATCAATAAAATCAAAGTTAATAACATTGGTTATGGATACAGATTAGGAACACTTGCGACCGTAAATAATGCGGGTACTGGAGGTTCTGGACTTTACATTAAAGTAACGGAACTTGCAAATACTTATACGATACTTCAACCAGTAGGCGGCGGTGGCTTTAATCAATATAATGTCGGAGAAATTTCAAAAGTATCTATTTTAAACAGAGGATCGGGATACTCTTCTGTTCCTACTGTAACTTTAATTGACAGTACAGTTAAAAATCTTGGAAGTCTTCATGAAAATTTAATTACAATTGATGATTCTGGAAACAACTATTCTGTTGGAGATTCGTTAGTATTTTCTGGAGGCTCTCCGACAACTTCTGCGAATGGTGTCGTAGCATCAGTTGGTAATACTGAGCCATATGGTGCAAATAATATTTTGTTTGAAGACTCTTTTGTTCTCATTCAAGAAACAACGATTAATGGAAAATCGAGTGCATTAAAGGGCGAAGACTGGACGAATAATGGCCCTATTTTACGAATAGAATTGTATGATTCTTCTAATGTCGCATCAGGATTTGGATTTGGTTACTCGACTGCAAATTTATCTTCTGTATCAATTTCAGTAACTTCTGGAACTGGAACCAATGCACAATTTACAGTTGAAGACATACAAGGAAATTCTGCAAATGTTGAGGTAGACGTTGCAAATAATTCTGTAGGTATTGGTTCTATTCGAGCCGTAGAGATTTCTGATTTTGGTATTGACTACAGCAGTGTTTCAATTGATGCAACAATATCAGGCGATGGAAATGCAAATCTTACTGCTGTTATTTCTGGAACAGGTATTTCATCTGGAAGATTTATCAATGACGATGGGAAAATTGATTATCGAGTTATTCAAGATTCATTATTTTACCAAGATTTTTCATACGTAATTAAGAGTGCTTTAACATTAAATCGATATGATTCATTAGTTAAGGAATTAGTCCATCCTGCTGGATTAGAATTCTTCGGTGAAATTTCTATTCAATCTATCATTGGCGGATTAAGTCCAACTGCATTTACCATCATTGACTTTCCGTCTGCAATTTCTTCCCTTGTGCCCATCGGAGTCTCTGAACCAATTCAAAGTGTTTATAAACGATACAGAATTTGGGGAAGCTCGGCCAATCCAGTTGGTGCAGAGTTTAGAGGTAATGTTGTACCAATTTACATAGCTAATTCTGTAGTAGAAAAATCTACAGAAATGGTTGTAACTCGACCTACAGAATTACAGGTCACATTAACAATTATACCTGCTGCAAATTTTGTCAATATACTTGAGTTATATGTTGATGCCTCGGTTCAAAATATCGAATCTATTGTTAGAAGATTTAGCGAACTAGAAATTTACGTTAGTCCCGCCGTAGTAACGTCCAACTTTGTGCCAAAGACTGTTGAAGTTGATATTAACTTACAGAAACGAAATTTAAGCATCGTAAATGATTTTTCTAATTATAAAATAGAGGTTATTTTAGACGAAAACGTTTCGGTTAATCCTGTAACTGAACTTGAAGTTGGAATTGACTTACCAATATCGGTAGAAATGTTGTCTAATGATAGAGAAATTCAAATAGAAATTTCTCCGTCGATATTACCTGGTTCAATATCCCTAGATGCCGAATATGTAAACAGATTAGAGTTATATTTTGACCTGACCACTGCTTGGTATAGTCAAATTCAAGTCGTTGAGTCTGCGACTAAGATTGAACTGGAAGTTATTCTAGATGGAACAAATCTTCAGATTGCCAATAATAGAGAACTTCAAGTTAAAATTGCTCCGGCGATTGTACCAGAATCATTATCTCTAGACGCCGAATATGTAAATAGACTAGAACTATATTTGGATTTAACTACCGCTTGGTATAGTCAAATTCAAGTCGTTGAGTCTGCCACTAAGATTGAACTTGAAGTTATTCTAGATGGAACAAATCTTCAAATTAATGATTTCAAAGAACTTCAAGTTAAAATTGCTCCGGCGATTGTACCAGAATCATTATCTCTAGACGCCGAATATATTGTCTCGGTAAAAAATCAATCTAATTTAGGTTTACAATTTGATACTTCTGAAGTAGTAAATAAACTTGAATTGCAGACAAATCTTGTCACGGTTGAATATTCTGAATTTAAACTTAATGTATTTTCAGAAGCCGGTTCGCAAATTCTGTCCACAGATGCTGAATACGTCAACAAAGTGCATCTCTATTCGGATGTAACTGGGCAAATTGAAATCAACGAAACCGTTGCTATAATTGAACTTGAAACCAATCTTCAATCAGATGAGTTTAAAGAACTTCGAATTGAATTTCCATCTGAATTTTTAGCAGAAACCTTAAATACCGATTCTGAATATGTTAACAAATTTCAGTTAGAAACTAATGTAGAAACAAATAATTTTATAAAATATGAAATTGATATTATACCAGAACCAGCTAAATCGACGCAATATCACAGAGAAACTATCTTAAGATTTGAACTTCTTCCTGTTTCAGAAATTATACAAACAATCACTGAGCGAGTAAATATATTAGAAATATATGTTGATGCTACCACAACATGGGAAAGTCAAGTTAAAGTTCTAGAAACAGTTGTTGAAATTGTATTAGATGATATTATACTATATCCATATCAATCAAGAGAATTGATTTTAAATATACCTCTCTTTGAAAATCTAAGTTCTTCTATATCCGCGGAATATGTCAATAAAATACCAACGGATATAAATTTATTCTCAGAACAAAATTTTGTGGGAATAAATAAAGTAGAATCTGAAATTGCTTCTTTAGCTAAGGTACAAGATTTTAATCCATTTAGAAATAATACAATAACTTACGGAGACACAACAATTGCAACTTTGGCTAATAGGCCGATTCAAGACGAGCAAAATAAAACATTCGAATCGGAGTTTGGTCAAAAGTCAGTAACAAAGAATGTAAAAATTTCTGGAACCATCACTATTTCTGGTAACAGTGTGATAGGAACTGGAACAAGTTTTACATCAGACTATTCGAATAATAGTAGTCTGATAGTAGGAAGTGAAAAGTTTATTATTACAGGTATTTCAAATACAGAGTTTATGACAATTAACGTCAACCCAGCAGGCACATACTCAGGCGCGTCTGCATACAAAGAAGTGGCCATATAAATATATGGTAATTACAAAAGGAGAATAAGATGGCAGCTATTGCAACAAGTAAATTCAGAGTACACAATGCCGAACAATTTGTCGAGGCATTCTCTGAGGCATCAAACACAATCATGTATCTTTACGTCGGCGGCACAAGTCCATTCGTTGACGATTTCAGCCCACCAACACCAACCAATTCAACGGCAAACATTGAATTTGAGCCATGGAGAGACAGCATCGGCGCAAAACGTGTTCAGTCTTCAGATGTGGTTCATGTTATTGATCGCTACAATTGGACAACTGGTACAGTCTATGACATGTACGATGACACAGACACAAACATTCTCGACGATGATTTCTATGTTGTCACCGACGAGTACCAAGTTTACAAGTGCTTGTTTAATGCCGATGGCGGAAACTCAACAGTAAAGCCAACTGGCACATCAGCAACACCATTCACTGCCGCCGATGGTTATATTTGGAAGTATATGTACACCATCTCAACTGCGGATGCCCTCAAGTTTCTAACGAATGATTATATTCCAGTTAGAACAGATGGAACAGTCGCCGCAGCGGCTGTTGAAGGCGGTATTCACGTAGTTAAAGTAACTTCTGGTGGTTCTGGATATTTCTCAGGAAATACCACAGTCACCATCAATGGCGATGGTTCTGGTGCAACAGCAACTGCAACAGTCTCTGGCGGTGCAGTCACTGGAATTACAGTTACAAATAACGGAACTGGATATACATTTGCAACCGCATCAATTTCTGGTGCTGGTGGCTCAGCGGGTGCGACAGCGCGTCCAGTCATTAGCCCAAGAAATGGTCACGGCGCAAACGCAATCGAAGAGTTGGGTGGAAAATTTGTTATGTTGAATGTTCGTTTGGACGGCAGCGAGTCAAACACAATCAGCACTGGAAACGATTTCAGAAAGATTGGTCTAATCCGCGACCCATATACATATGGAACAACGGATCGTGCTTTAGCAACAAACTACAGACTTACTTATCGTTACACCGTGCCTGATGCTAATGCTAGCTTCACACTAGACGAGACAGTAACTGTTGGAAGCAACACGGCTAAGGTTGTTGAGTGGGACAACACAAATAAATATCTATACACATCCAAGCCTCTTCCAAAAGATTTTGCTAATGGTGAGACAATCACTGGATCAACTTCTGCAACAACTGGAACAATTACTGCTGTTAACAATCCTGGACTTGATTCATACAGCGGTGACGTTCTTTACGTTGAAAACAGAAGCCCAATCTCCAGAGCGGCAGATCAGATCGAAGACGTTAAGCTAATTATCGAATTCTAAGTAGAGTAAAAAAATATGTCAAATCCTGGTGGCGTAGACCTAAACAGTAGTCCTTACTTTGATGATTATGATGAGGATAAGAAGTTTGTAAGGGTTCTCTATCGTCCTGGACGTGCAGTTCAGGCGAGAGAACTCTCGCAGGCTCAAACATATCAGCAAAAACAAGTTGAGAGATTCGCAAACTATTTTTTCAAACAAGGTTCTATCCTTGACGGTTGCGAACAAACTCTAGACTTAAATTTGCCATATGTTAAGATAGAGTCTACCTATAAGGGTTCTGAAGTTGATGTTGAAGATTTTAATGGTGTTCAATTCTTTGGTGCTAATACTGGTATTACTGCATTTTGCGGTATCGTCAGTGATATCGAAGGAAACGATCCTAAAACTTTGTTTATCAACTACGTTTCATCAGGGTCTGTCATATTAACTGCTAATTCGATTGGATCAGTTGGAAACAGAATTGTCATCGGCGGAGAAGTAACTTTCGCCGGCGGCAATACTGGAATTGTTCAAGCATACACAGACACAAGTGTCGATAACACTTACAAAATTTACGTTTCTGGTATAAAAGGATCGCCACCATCATTGGATGTGGCAAATTCTGAAGTTACCACAGCAACCGTAAGAACTCTTGATTCTAGTTTAATTGGAATTCAAATTTCAAATTCTGTTGATAAGAGAACATCGTCAATATTCGAAAACGCAGAAACTCTTATCACAAAAAATCTATTTGCAAACAATGTTCTTGAAACAACAAATCAATCTTTTGCAAATACACTAGCAACAAATGCAACTCGATTCATTGAAAATGAAGGGTTGGCAACAGAAGTTATTTACGATAAAGGCTCTAAGATCACAATTGGTGATGGTATCATCTACGTAGCAGATCATTTCGTAAAAAATACCAAACAAACATTAGTTCTCGACAAGTATAAAAATCTACCATCTTATAAAGTTGGTTTTGTTCCATCAAAAACATTTATAGATTCGATTGAGGATACAACACTTGTTGACAATGCACAAGGAACACCAAACTTTCAAGCACCAGGCGCAGACCGTTTAAAAATTGACACGGTGTTAACAAAGATTGAACTTGGTGTAGAAACGGATGAAACAGATTTCATTTCTTTATTAGAAGTCGATAATGGTATTGTAAAGAAAAGAAAATTCGAAGGTTTAGAAGGCAAACTTGAAGAAGCAATTGCCGTTCGAACATTTGAAGAGTCTGGAAACTACACATTATCCGATCCAAAAGTTGTTGTGAGAGAACATCTAAATCAAAATTCAAATAACGGAAGATACTCTGCCGCTGAAGGCGGAAATAATGATTTGCTTTGGATCGATGTCGACCCATTTGTATCTTACGTAAAAGGATTTAGAAACGAATTAGTTATTAAGAGTGGTGTTTCAGTAAGAAAAGGCTTAGATACACAATTAGTTGAACAAGTAAAAACTCAGCTAGTTCTAGGTGGTTATATTCCAATTAAAGAATACGTCGGTGCTTTTAGCGTTAATGATAATCAAATTGTTGATTTGTATGATACTCCACAGATTGCAATATCAAATAACACTTACAGTTCAACATCATTGGCCGGAAGTAAGATTGGTGAAGCAAGAATTAAAACTATAGAATACTACAGCGGAACTTCAGGAACCGCAAGTGCTATTTACAATTTGTATTTGTATGATGTGACAATGAATAGTGGCGAAAATTTTGCTGACGTTCGCTCAATTTATTTTTCAGACACACCAAATACTTTTGCTGACATCGTATTGGATGCTTTCGGTGACGCGACATTAAGAGAAACCGCATTTGACAAATTAATTTTTAAATTGCCATACGATGGTATTAAGACAATTCGTGATGAAAATAATAACGTAGAGTCTGGATTTAGATTTAAAAAAGAATTCGATAATATTTCATTTACTGCAAGCACTCCAGCATCGATTGTTACTACTGATGCCAGCGAAACTTTTGTCGGCACAGGAACACTTAGTGCAGCACAAAGAAATGATAATTTTATTGTCATTCCAAAAACAACTGCCAATACGACAGCTTTAACTGGCACGGTTACAATTTCGGCGTCTTCTAATGTTGTTGTCGGAACTTCTACAACGTTTACTACACAATTGAATGTCGGTGATGTAATTAAGGCAAATAATATAAGCATTCAAATTGCATCCATTTCCAACAATACACATCTGGTATTGACCGAATCACACTCTGCGGGAGCAACTGGTGCCGCATACTATAAAGAATTCCCCGCAGGTAAACCAATCTCATTGTCGGGAAATGGGCAGTCTGCTGCAAGAATCGTTTCAATATCTTCTCCTAGTACAGTATCAATTGAGTTAAACGAGGCAGTTAATTTTCAGGCAATTGTTATTGCCACGATGGACAGATCAAATGCTAGAGAAAAGAAAAAAATTCTAGTTGCAAATACTGAAACTAGTATTAATCCTAATACACATCCTCAAGGACTATCAGGACCTTACTCCTTAGGTTATGGCGATATTTATCGGATAAAGGAAATATATGAAACCGAGGGTGATGCATTCACTTCACTAACTGGAACGGTTACTATTACAGGATCAAATACCACGGTAGAAGGAACAGGAACATTATTCTCGGTAGAATTGTCTCCTGGAGAAACTGTTAGAATTTTTGATATTGATAGAGTTATCAATACTATAACTAGCAATACATTAATGACTCTAACAGTGGCGCATCCTGGAGCAACTGCAAATTCATTTACTCTTGTCGATTCACTTATTGGATTTGATTATGATCCTGATTTGGCAAATTCAGAAACGTACAATATCGTAACATCAAACTATACTTTAGACAATGGTCAAAGAGATAATTCATATCGTCATGGGGCTATTGTTCCTAAACTTGGTGTTGTTCCTCAAGGTAGATTGAAAGTTGTTTTTGATCATTTTACTCACGACACTACTCAGGGCGTTGGATATTTTTCAATTGATTCATATCCAATTAACGATTCTACTACATCATCAACAACCATAAGAACAACACAGGTTCCTGCTTACACCAGCACAAGAACTGGTGAAACTTTTGATCTCAAAAATTGTTTAGACTTTAGACCAATTATTGCTGCGAACACTACTTCGAACACAAATCCAACAGAAAGTGAAACATATCAAAGCGTGACTGGTGGATTGCATATACCAGCGCCAACTTCAGATTTCGATTCAGACTTACAGTATTATAAAGGCAGAAAAGCTAAGTTGTTTATAAATTTCAAAGGTGAACTTGGTATAATTGATGGCTCTCCTGGATATCCAAATCCAAGTCCACCGCCTGGAGTTCCAGACGCATTAGAATTGGCCGAGTTAGAATTGCCTTCATATCCAACACAGCCTGCCAATGTTGAATTGACGCTATTCAAAAACAAACGCTACACGATGAAAGACATCGGAAGAATTCAAGAGCGCGTAGACAGACTAGAGTATTTTACCGCATTGAATCTTTTAGAGAAAGAGGCCAGAGATAAAATTATTGTTGACAGCGAAGGTCTTGATAGATTCAAGAATGGTATTCTTGTAGACTCATTTACTGGACACAATGTTGCTGATGTTTTATCTCCAGACTACAAAGCGTCTATTGACAGATTTGAGAAGTATGCTTCTGCATATTCAAACAACGAAGTTCAAATTTCATTGAGATATAACTCAACAGGTTCTTCTGGTGTAACAGTCACTAATGGAAGAAAACTGATGTTGAGTTACACTCAAGCAACATTCGCTCAACAGCCATATGCATCTACATTTGTAAACTTATCACAAGACCTAAACTTCAATTGGGTCGGTGATATGAACGTAATACCTGCAACAGACAATTGGCTAAACACCATCCGCGATCCGAACAGAGAAAATGTTTCTGACTCGACAGGGCAATCCGACAACTGGAAACGATTATCGGATGCATGGAACACTGAAGTTGATCCAGTTAATAGACACTGGATTGGAATTAATGTTGCAGAAAAATACAAGAATCTCATTAGTTCAGTGAGCAGAGATGCAACAATTACCACAACTTCTACCGTTGTTGATAGATCAAATCTTGAAATTCCTACTTCAGAAAAAAATACCGCAGTAGACAGAGTTACAGATTCTTCCGTGAATCATGTAATGAGAAGCCGCGATTTTATTTTTGAATCAATTGGATTAAAAGATAACACAAAACTATACGCATATTTTGATGGGGTTGATGTTACCGCCAATTGTACTCAGATTAGACTTGTAGGATCAACACAAGTAAAAGATTTGTATTCTATGTTTGACAACGATGGAATTTTAGCAGCAAATTCATCGTTATATACTACTCTCAGTGCTGGCGATCTTAGAGTTGAAAACAATAGAGTAGTTGGCGTTCTTAGAGTTCCCGCCAACACATTTAACATCGGACAGAGAGAATTCAAATTAACAGACAGTTCTACAAACTCCGATTCATTGGCA